AGGGAGAAGTTTGGGCAGCCTTACGTACACGTTATACATTCCCTTTGACCAAAAACTCCTCATTTTTGAGGAACATCGTCAGGGATATGGCAGTCGGGTTTGTCTGGCTTGACCAATATGCCGGAAATACTGAAAAAATTAGGTCGGCTGAAGACAGACTGAAACAAGCAAGAGAGCGTTTGGACGGATTAGCGGACGGAACGTATACGCTTTATGATGAAGACTTAGCGACAGACCAGGCTGAAACAGGTAGAGGTGGAGGCTTGTCATACTATCCCGACGAAACAACAGTAGATACGGACGATGACCGTATGTTTGAGTTAAAGGATGAGTTCTAAAAAATATGCCAGATTATTTTCGTCTCCGCTTCACAATTGAGGGTGTGCCAGAATTACACAGCATTCTTATTGATAAAATGAGGCAGGTTTCCAATTTCAAGAAACCTTTGCAGGCGTCTGCTGGTTTTGTTCGGAGTGATGTTGAAACCCAGTTCAAGACCGAAGGTGCTTTAACTGGTGGTTGGCAACCCTTAACAGAAGGAACAATAAAGGGCAGAATTAGGGCTGGGTTCGGAGCGAGTCCGATTTTACAGAGGACTGGTGCTTTGAGAAGAAACTTTTATTCGTTTGTTGACGAAAAAAAGGCTATAATCAGCAGTAGGTCGCCGTACTTTGTTTACCACCAGAGCAGACAACCTAGGAAAGTTTTGCCAAGACGTGCTATGCTTGTATTGACAGAATATACAAGACAAAACATACAAGAGGAGTTTCACAAATTTTTGAGGTTCCAGTAGGAGAAAATTATGAACATTCTTGCAGACAAAATCGTTGAACTTCTTCGAGAACACCTTGCTGAATCAAGGCAGGTCAAAAGGTTCTACCTCGGAAATCCTATTGAGCTGGCAGTATCCGAACTTCCCGCAATTTTTGTTCAACCGCTTCGGAAGTCCGTCGAGCAACTGGATAACGTCTACGACCAGATGACGTGCGATTTTATCATCGGCGTGTGCGTCGACCCAGCGAAGTACCAGCGGAAAGACCTGAACGAAGGAACAGCAGAGCGCTTCCTTATGGAGATTGAGGGCGGAAGGAATGCGGACGGCACCCCGATTGAACAATCTGTTACCTATGTTATGCGAAATCATTTTACGCTTGAAAATACAGCGGTTTATCAGGAACAGGATACCGTATGGGGAGAGAGGGAAATGACCGGCGGGGTGGCGAAAGAGATACACATGTATTTTACGATAAAAGTAAAAATCAGGAACACATCTTAAAAGGAGGTGAGCGAATATGGCAGAAGAAAATGTTGGAATCAAGGCGGGAATCACCGCAAAATTGGTTTCAAAGGACGCGGAAGGGAAGAAAAAAACCACGTTCTTTTTTCCTGACCTTGGCGTGAGCGTTGAAGCTGCCGACGAGAAGGAAGCTCACGCACTTGCAGAGGAAAAGGCAAAAGAGAAAAAGTAGAGTATGATACCATGATGAAAGGAGGTGAAAAAAAATATGGCGACACAAATTGGGAGACTTATAAATGTTGGTATTGGGAGAGAAACAGCGAGAGGAACAGCGCAGGCGAGCGCGACGTACTGGATTCCTAAAGTAGATTTTGACTACAACCCACGGGCAGATTATGTGGTGAATGAGTCAGGTCTTGGTGTTATCGACGGAAGGTCAGACGCGAAAGTGGTAGAGAAGGTGGGCGAGGGTTCATTCGGAGGAATTGTCTATGACAAGGATTTCGGATTGTTACTGGCAGCCTGTCTTGGTACTTGGTCATCAAGCGTCATTTCAGACGCAGCCTACACGCACAGTTTTACAAGACTTAATACGAATACGCATCCGGCGTTGACGATATTTCACAAGGATTCGAACGTGGACGAAAAATTCGCCTTGGGAATGCTGAACCAACTGACGTTGAACTGTGTTTTGAAGGATTTCGTGAAGTACACCGCTGGCTTTTTGTCGAAGGTGGGAGCGACCACAAGCTCGACTCCATCGTACATCGCAGAAAATCCGTTCTTAGCAACACACGTAACCGTCAAGTTTGCAGCGACAACCGCAGCTTTGGCTACGGCGAGCGCAACAGCTGTTCGAGCGATAAATTTGACCATCAACAAGAACGTAGAGGATTGGCTGAATCTAGGAAGCAGCGAACCAACAGACATCGTGAACAAAGCATTGAGCGTAACAGGGGATTTGGAGCTTCTTTTCGATGACACGACCATAAGGGGTTATGTCTTAGACGGAACACAGAAAGCCTGTTTGATCACAATCCAAAATAGCGATGTCCTCATTGGGACAGCGAGCCGTCCGAAGCTGGAAATAACTCTTGCCCCGATGTCATTCAGAGATTGGGGGAGAGCAACGGGTCAAAATGACGTTGTTACGCAGACAGTTGCCTTTGACGGTAACTTCGGATTGACCGATACTAAGACGCTCAGCATTCAACTGGTGAATGCGGTCGCGTCCTACTAAGAGGAGATTTGAAGGGAGGTGTTAATTATGGACAGACCTACAAACGAAGTTGCGTTGCCGGTCTCCGGTGTCGAGGTGGAAGTCTACACCTACTACCTGCGAGGGGAGAGGAAGCAGATCGAAGCCGTGATGCTGGAGAGCGCCGAGTTCGAACAGGACGCGGACGGCAAGCCTAGATTGAAGAAAGTCGACGCCACTTATCGCTCCAAGATGGAGGATAAGGCGGTCTTGCTGGCGGTGAAACGCCTGACTGACAAGGAGGGCAAGGAGCTACTGAAAACAACGGAGACCCTTGACGGTCTTCCCGACGAGGATTTTGACAAGTTGCAGGAATCCCTACCCAGTCAGCCAAAAAAAAAATAGATTTTGACGCTGTCAAAGACTTTTTAGTGAATAAGGGCAGTTCGAATAAGGTGCCTGTCGAGTACTGGGAATACCGGCTAGTCGAGGAGCACTTTAGGGGCAACTGGGATATGTACTGGAATATGCCCGAACCCTGGATCGATTTGATCGTAGGGTTTAGAACTGCCGAGGGGGAAGCGGAAAAAAGGCAGATAAAGCGCCTCGCTCAGGAGAAACAACATGGCAGACCAACAAACTGATTTAGCAATAGTCATCGAGGCAGTAAACAAAGCCTCAACTCAGTTAAAACAAGTTGAAAAGGATTTGGGGGGGTTGACGGACGCTGTGAGAAGCGATGGCGTTGCAGCAACAACAGCCTCCCTCGGATTCGGGCAACTTGTCGCCGGCGTCGCCACCGGGACGGTCGTAGCACAATTAGCTATGAGCGCATTTCGAAAACTCGCGGACGCCCTCGCCCTCCTTCCAAAGTCCTTGTTTGAGGCAGCGAAATACGCCTCTGAAGTTCAGGGTCTTGGAATAGCCATGCACATCGTCGCCAACAACGCGGGGATCGCAGCTAAAGAAGTCGATACCGTGCGCGACTCGGTCATGGAGCAGAACGTCACAATGGAGGCAGCAAACCGGCTGATGACAGACCTTATCCGGAACCAACTCGAGTACTCTCAGGCAACGGAGATAGCAGCAGCAGCGCAGAACATCGCCGTCGCTTCAGGTATGGACTCATCAGAAACGATTGAGCGCATATCCGAGGCGATCGCATCCGGGAACACTTGGAACCTCAGACAACTCGGACTGGTGGAGCACCTTGACAACGTTTACGAACGATACGGTGAGACGCTGGGGAAGACCTCTGAAGAGATGAGCGAAGCGGAACGGAAACAGGCAATAGTTAATTATGTCCTTCAGGAGGGGGCGAAGTACGCCGGTGCGTACGGGGCTTCAATGGAGAACGCAGCCAAAGTGATGAGATCGACGGTTGGGCGACAGTTCAAGGAGGTTCAGCGAATCATCGGGACGGAATTTACCGAGGGATTGAACTTTGCAGCCCTGGAATTTTACAAGGCAATGAGTGCGATCCTCTCTTGGGCTGAGGCAAACGAGGGGAAGCTTCGCACAATTTCCGTTGCCGTCGGAAACTTCGTGAAAAACGCGGTCGGCGCAATAAAAAGTTTCGTCGCTGGTATTCCTTGGGAGACAATAATAGACGCCTTCAATGTCGTCATTCGTCAGGTCATAAGCTTCGGGAACTCACTCCGCATCGTCTTCAACGCGATACAGATATTCTGCAACGGCGTCTCCCAACAGATCAACATGATCAAGTCGCTGGGGGCAGCGCTCAATGCGCTTGTCCGGGGGGACTTCGCCGGTCTGCAAACCGTGTACGCGGACTGGCGCGCGAACAGCCAAAAGACGAACGAAGCGATAATCGGGAACCTCGACGACATTGGCGACGCGTTCAAAAGCACATATGAGACCCAGTCATTTGACTTAGAGAAGTGGTGGAAAAACATGAAAAGCACAAGCGAGTCCGCTTGGGAGGATGCACTGAAGGCTGCTGAAAATGCCGGTGAAAAGTTGACAAAGGAGCAGAGGACTACTCTTGAGAAGCTCCGCCACGACCTCGAGAAAGAGAACAAAGACTACCAGCAGGCGGTCGCGAAGCGCGCGAAGGACTTCTCTGACAGCTTCGAAGACCTCGTGATTTCCCACAGGGACAAGATCAAGGAGATCACCGACGACCTCGCCTCGGAAAGCCGAAACTACAAGGAAAAGCTCACCGACCTACTTTCGGACTACAACGAAGCAATGACGGACATCGAAAAGAGGCATGCGGACAAGACCAAAAGCGTCATGGAGGACATGGAGGAGGAACGGAAAAAGGCGCTCGAGGAAATCGAGAAGATCACGGAGAAGTACAACGAGGAGCGTGTGCTCATCGAGCGCGAGGGCGAGGACAGGCTGAGCACCCTCAAGGCGCAACTGGACAGGGAACTTGCGCTCGGCGCGAACGCGAATCAGGCGAAGATAGAATCGCTCCGGCAGATGATAGCGTACGAGGAGAGCGGGCTCGCCTTGTCGCTGGACGAAAAAAAGGCGAAGTATGACGAGGAGGTCTCCGACGTCAACGAGGCGCTGGACGACAAGTTGCAAAAGCTCAAGGATTCCCTTACCGAGGAGGACACGGCCTACGCGGAGGCTTTTGCGAAGCGGAAAACGCAGTACGAGGAAGACCTTGCCGACGCGAAAGCCTCCTACGAAGAAAAGCGCGTGGAGCTCCAGAAGAACCTCGACGAGGAGACCTCGATCCGGACAAAGTACGCCGACGACTTCAAGCGAATCGGGGACAAGATCGCCGACGATGACATTACGCGTTTAGTCAGTACATACAACACAACAAAGGCGGAAATGGAGCGGGAGCACCAGGAGCGCCTAGCGGAAATCAAGTACCAAGCGTTCAAGGGTGGGGAGGAGTTCGGTGCGAGCTACGCCCAGGGATTCGACGCCAGCTACCCGCAGGTGAAAAGCCGGCTTGCGACTATGCAAAACGACATTCAGAGGACGATAAACTATGTTGATGAGCTTTCTCAAAAAGCACGGTTTGCTTCAGGTTTTTCTTCAGGGTACGCTGGTGGGGGTGGGGGAGGCGGGGGTGCTGGAAGTTGGGCTGAGGGAGGGGTTGTTACAAAGCCTTCGTTCGGAATGGTCGGAGAAAGCGGTACGGAGGTTATACTTCCTCTGAACTTCCCGAAGCGAATGGCGAACATCATGAAATCAATGGGAATAGGCGGAGGAATTGGCAGTCAGGTTACGCAAACTTTCTACATTACAGTTAAAAACGTTCAGGACGTAGACCTACTCATGGAGAGGGCAGGCTTCGCGATGAGGACGGGGGGCGGGTACAGGTAACAGGAGGAAAAAACTATGATAGCAAACATCACACTTCCAATCGCAATAGGGCAGGCATCTGAGTATTATACGTTGAAAGATGCAGAGGGGTTTGGGTCGGCAGCCCTTGAGGTGGTGAAGTGGAACAGACCAGGCTTTCATGGGATTAAAACTCCGAGAGCTTTTTGGAGAGAACGCGTCATGCGGTTGATTGTTGGGGTGCGTTCCACAACTTCGTCCGACTACGAAACACGGCGTAGGGCGCTGGAAGCAGCGTTTGATACTCCGAGGGACGGACTGACATGGCTCAAGTTCACGACAGTTGGCGTTCTTGCACTTCAAACACAATTTCACTTGAACTCAGAGATACAAGCCCCGCTCAAGCAGGGAGAGGTAACAATCGGGGACTTTCGGATAGAACTCATAGCGGAAGACCCTGTTCTTTACTCCCAAACGCAAAGCGTTCCGGAAATTACCTTCGCAGCCGGTTCCGGCGCAGTTACCAACGCGGGGAACGCAGCGGTCTACCCTGTCATCCGGGTTCACGGCGCAGTGACCGACCCCGTCATCACCAATACCACACTTGGAAAAACAGTGTCTTTTACGGGGCTCACAATCGGCGCGGGACACTACATCGACATCGACATGCTGAACGAAACAATCCTTTACGACGGGGCGACGAACTACTACTCGTATATTTTGGCGGACGACTTTTGGTGGCTCGCCGAAGGAAGCAACACAATCACCATCTCTGGAACCCTCGGCGGTTCGGGGGACAGGAAGATTGTTTTGACCTTCCGCGCGGGCTACATGGGGATTTAATATGGCAGGAGAAAAAAGCGAATGGCGCTACAAGATTAAAGACCCCGCGACGGGGAAATTCGTCGCAAGCCTGACGAACGCCCGGAGCAGGTGGTTCACTCAACGGCTCAACGACGAATCGGAAGCGGGGTTTGTTCTTGATGCAGACGATGCAAAATGTATCGAATCTATCCTTGTTTTGGGAGTAAACGAGCTTCATATCTATTTTGGTTCAACGCTCATGTGGGCGGGACAACCTGCCACGATAAAAAAGGTTGTCAAAGAGGACGACGTCTATTGGGAGATCACTGCGAAGGACTGGGTCGCTCATTTAGGGAAACGGTTCTGCGGGGTCGAGGACTTGCGGGAGTTCACGACGACGGACGCGGGGCAGATCGCGAAGACCCTCATTCAGGAGACGCAGGCGCTCGCAAACGGCAGCTTCGGGATAACCTACGGGACGATACAGGCCTCGATCGTCCGCTCGCCCTCGTACGACCGGAAGAACATACTCGATGCGATCAAGGAGCTCGCCAACCAGGGCGACGACGGCTCCGCGAGCTACGGCTTCGACTTCGAGATCACGCCCGCGAAGGTCTTCAACGTGTACTACCCCTACAAAGGGACAATCCGGAACGAGGTGGTGTTCCGCTACCCGGACAACATCACGAACATGGAGGCGCTGGTCGACAGCTGGGGAATCGTGAACCAGGAGTGGGGAATGGGGAAGCACTGGACGGGCAACACGGCGATCGTCTCCCGCTCGGACGTCACCTCGCAACTCACCTACAAGAGGCGCGAGGCTATCAAAAACTACAAGGACATGCTGACCCTCGAGTTTCTTCAGGACATGGTATACCAAGATGTTCAATGGCTCAAAGACCCCTCAATGGTTATCAAGTTTGACGCACGGGTTGACAGTAAGACAGCGATCACCGCGTACAACGTCGGGGACGGAGTAACGGTGGTATGCGACAAGTTCAACATCGACGAGTGGCTATGGGTGTACGAAAGGAAAATAGAAATACAGGAAAACGACGAGTTGAAAGTGTCACTCGTTGTGGGGAGCTAACTATGAGAAGACGCATTTTTCCAAACATGATAGGGGACGTAGCCCAGCTTGAGGAGCGCCAGGAGCGCATGGAACGGGTCATGCAGATGCTCGGCGTCACGCCGGAGTACCCCTATACTTTCAACGTTAACGACGGGACGTTCAACCGCGTACGTATCGGGCTCATCGGCGCGGACTACGGGATCCAGATCGTCGACAACGCGGGGAACAGCATACTCCTCGCCAACGGCACGATCGTCGCAAACGCGATAAAGACGGGGACGCTGGACTGCTCGCTTTTGACCGTCACGAACCTCAACGCCGGAAGCATCACGACAGGCACGCTTTCCGCCTCCTACATTCAGGGCGGGACGCTGAATTGTAGTCTTATGACTGTTCAGAACCTCAACGCGGGCTCTATCACAGTCGGAACATTTTCAAGCCCAAACAACAGGTTTACTGATGAATCATTGAGTGGGGTTAAAATCTCACAAAACACTATTTACGGGAATAGGATAATCGTCAATACCGTTGACGCTGATAGAATTAAAACTCATACAATTACTGCTAATGAAATTACCGCTCAAACGATTACAACAAATGAGCTTTTAATCAACGGGGTAAATGCAGACAGGTTGGTTAACGAATCAATCACCAACGCCAAGATAGCGAACGCCACAATTACAAATGCGAAAATAAATGATCTCAGTGCTTCAAAAATTAATGCCGGAACGATGTCCGCTGACAGAATTTATGGAGGTACGATCCAAGGTGCAAGTGTTACCATTCGAAACGGTGTTTCAAATTTAATTTTTCAAAATTCAGGTGGTGGTGAGGAAGGAAGAATTTATGGAGGTTCAGGTTATCTCTATATTCAGGGAAATAGTGGAATTGTGATGACAAATGATCTTTATTTTACTAGTGGAAAGCGAATATATGTTGACTATCTTACGGTTTCAAATGCCCCAACCATTCAAGGTAAGACACTTCGATTAAATCAAAACCTGACTATTGACAGCCCGACGTGGATTGGTTCGGGAGTGATTTCAAACGGGGCGGGGCAATTTGCATGGTGGAACGGAAAAACCGCTATCATTCCGACTAAAAGTGGGTATAGGGCTTTGTACTGTATGGAAGCACCGGAAGTTTGGTTCATGGATTTCTGCGAAACAAAAGATAGTATTGACCCAATGTTTCTGGAAGTGACTGAGGGAGAAATGAAATTTATCAAATGCGATGACGGGACATATCAGGTTTGGAGAAGAAGAAAAGGCGTTGCCGACAGGCGATTTGATGAAAGAAGTGAGAGGGAGTACAAAGCAAATAACGTCTTTTGGAATACACCAAAACAAATGGCAGAAGCGACAGAATTTGTAATACCAATCATAGAAAGTCCATTATAAAAAAGAAATAAAACTTGAGATGGGGAAAAAGGAAAAACCTCGGAAAAATCCGTTTCGAGGAAAAGTCGGAAAAAGAGTTTATCGAAAACAACAAATTTTGGGACACGCCCTACATGCGAGCGAGGAGGTGATTTTTATGAAAGTATCAGTAAGCTTGAACGTCAATCCGGAAAGCGACCAGGAGACCAAGGACAACCCGAACTCTTACCAGTCGATAAGCTACACGCTCAATGGGTTTGACCCGAAAATCAGCCTGAGCGACTTGAACGACGTCATCTACAACTGGCTCAAGGAGCAGACAAAAAAGAAATAGGAGCGCAGATGTGGTACGATGGTATCGAAAGGAGTATTTTATGACAATTACACCGATGGGGCAGCGTGACTCCCGATGGGCTTCAAAGCTCTTGGGGTTCAACACGCTATCCAAGTATACGATAGGAAACTACGGGTGCCTCATAACCGCACTCTCCATGTATTTGACCGCGATAGGAAAGCCGGAGACGCCGGACACCTTCAACGAGAAGGTGAAGGCGCTGAAAGACGCGAACGGGAAGCCAAACGGGTTCGTGAATGGAGGAGACCTCGTCTGGTCCGCCCCCGAAAGGATATGGGGGGTCAAGTGCGTCTACCAGTCGCCCTACTACGAGGGGCTGGTGACCTCGCAGGGCACAGCGAAGATGAAGGCGCTCATCGACGAGGGAAGACCTCTCGTCTGCCACGTGGACTTCGACCCGAACGACCCGGACGACGACCAGCATTGGGTTTTAATTACAGACTACAGCGGAGATAACTTTTTCTGCAATGACCCATGGACAGGACAGCATGTTAACGTAGATGTCTATGGAGGGTCGGTACAAAGGGCTGTAATTGAATGGAGGGCGTACGAACCCAAAGTAAGCGTTGAAGGTTCAGTTATGGTACAGGTTGAGAGTAAAGTATTTGAAAACCTAGTGAGAAAATCAACATTGTATGACTGGATAATTCAGACGCTTGGTATTACCGATAGCGAAACAGTCGTCAAGGATACCATCAACCAGACAATAGGGTATGAAGACACAATAGCGAAGCTTGAGGCGGAAAAGAGGAATGTCAGTCAACAGGCGAAAGATTTGCAGACTCAGCTTGAAACAACAAAAAAAGAGCTTCAGGAAACTGAATCGCACAATGCCGTTCTCACAAAGGAAGTGCAGAAAAATCAAGAGATGATAGATATTCTCACAATAAAGGTAGACAGCCTATCCGTAAAGTTACACGAGCTGGAAACTGAATCGCAAAAACCGGTTCAAAAACCATGGTACGTTAAGTTGTGGGACTTTTTCGTGAGGAGGTGAGAAACTATGAACAGCGAGATATTTTCGGGGCTTATCGGATTCGCCATGCCCTACATCGTAGAAATTGTGAAGGCGAAGCTTCCGGACACGAAAGGAAAGTGGCTCGGATACGTTCTGTCGTACGGTATCGCAATTATTGTCGGCGCATTGAGTTCCTACTACGAGGGGAAGTTCGACGCGGAGAACGTGCTGGCCTCGGCTGGCTCGGCGCTCATCGTGTCGCAGGGGTTCTACAACCTCTATTTCAAGGCGAAGAAAATCGACGTAAAAATTCAGAAGGCATTGCAGTAGGCAAGAGAAGAGCGCGGTCGCAAACACAGTTCAGCCAAAGAGCCTGTTTAGTACCGCGCTTTTTTCGTGGTTTGGAATGGGACGCCAAAGCGGGATAATTTGGTACTTGACAAAGAACAAAAAGCAATCTATAATGAGTGTATGATACCTGAAACTATCAAAAAACATAATCGAGAGATGCAAACAATGAAACGTAGAAACATTAAAAGACTGAAAAAATTAGGTAGGTTAATATGACATACACGAAAGAACAAAAAGACGCTTACTTCAAGGAATTACGAGCGCGTTGGAAATCGTCAAAAGAATTAGCTGACGCCGACCAAACGGCAAAGGCGCTTTGGCAGGAGACCGGCGGTAAAGTTTCCTACTACTCTTTCTACTTCACCCTCATGGATATGCGCCGGCTCGGATATGATGGCTTGCCCTATGTTGACTGCAAAACTTTCGTAGGGTGGAAGGATACCGGCTTCCTAGTCAAAAAGGGTGAGAAATCAAAAATCAGCGGAATTGTTTGGATTCACTCAGTAACGAAGAACGAGGCGGGAGAAGAAGAAATAGACGAAAACGTATATCCTAAAGTTTATCATTTATTCCACCGGACTCAGGTGGAGGAAAGGAAGGCATGAAATTACTAACCAAAGAGCTGATAGATAGGTTTGCGAAAGTCGGAAGACAAGAGGAAATAAAAGACCCCATTGTAATTGCTAAGTTTTTCAATCCGACTGGCGCGGGATACTGGTTCGCAACAGAATACGACCCGGAGGAAAAAATGTTCTTCGGGTATGTTTCAATCTTTGGAGACTACAATGACGAGTGGGGTTCTTTCAGCCTTGCTGAATTAGAGGAGTTTAGAGGAGTGGGAGGGCTTGGAATTAAAAGGGATTTGTATTTTACAGAAACACCAATGAGCGAAATTATTAAAAAGTATACGAAAGGAGTTTGATATGGAAATACCAAAAAGTGAGTTGCAGGTTCTTGAGAAAGAAATATCCCCGCTGGTCAAGAAGGCGGGAAGCTATGAAATCAACAGCGTTGAGGCGGTCGACGACGCTTCGGTTTTTCTCCGAAAGGTCAAGGACGCCGAGAACAACATAGAGGCGAAGCGGAAAGAGTTCACCGAACCGATAAACCAGTCCCTCAAGGCGATCAACGAGACGTTCCGGCAGATGCGCGCACCGCTCGAGCAGGCGCGGGCGCTCCTCACGAATAAAATCCTCACATGGAAAAGAGCCGAGACAGACCGGCTGGCGAAAGAGGAGGCACGCCGAAGGGCGATTCAGGAAGCCCACGAGAAGGCGGGACACGAGGTCAGCGCGCCGGTCGTCCTTGAAAGGCCGGAGGCGAGGATAGGGAACACCCAGACCCGAAAAATATGGACGTTCAGCGTTGAGGACTTTTCGAGGGTTCCCGATCAATACAAGTTCGTCAATCAGACTGCGGTTCACGCAGCCATCAGAAACGGCATCAGAGATATATCAGGTATAAAGATTTATCAGGATGATGTATTGTCGATTGTATGAAAACGCTTTTTTACCTTTTGTTCATATTCGGAACTACGTGGTTTTTCACCGGCGTTGTTTTGAGGGCAATCGACGTCAGCATTCAAAATCAAGACCGGATGTTGTGTTTTAGTGCTCAAAAATCTGGCAATAAAGAATATCTTGAAAAATGTCAATGTTTTTATAAAACCAAAGAAATTATTTGTCTACAGGAGAACTCAAAATGACAATGTTAGGTAAAAAACATTCCGAGGAAGCAAAAAGGAAAATGAGTATAGCAAGGTTGAAACAAAACCCACAACCATTTGCTGGTAAAAAACATAGTAAGACATGGAAAGTAAAATTGAGCAAGAAAAGAAGAGGTATATATTTTAAGGAAACTGTCAAAATGAGGGGATTGCACGATAGAATGAGAATCAAAATACCAAAATCAAAATTATGTCAGGATTGTAAAAAAAGACCATCTTTCGATTTGACAAACATTAGCCAGCAATACAAAGAGGATATTTCAGATTGGGAGTGGCTTTGTAGGTCTTGTCATATGAGAAAAGACGGAAGAATTAAAAATTTGAAAAATCAATGAAAGGGGATATTTTATGTCTGCAAAAATAGACGAAAGAAAATACTTTGCAATGCTTGGATTCAGCCAAGACCTCCGACTAGAGGTAGCCGGCAACATGACCAAGTTTGGCGGAAGCTTTGTGCAAGGACTTGCGCAATGCCTTTTGAGGGCGGATTCAAGCAACCTCGTCAAACTCGTGGGCGCTTTTCCGGAATACTTTTTAGAATACCACCCGGACAAGTGGAGAAAAGACAAATAATATGAATGAAAAGATATTTTTTCCATTATATCTGATAGACGGAGATCAGATTTTAGATACAAAAACCCAGAAGGTCTTGTACGAATGTCACACAAAAAAATTCAACTTTTCCTTTTTAGGTTTGTTTAAAGTAAAGACACACAAAGGTCTTGCTATAAAAACTCAAGAGGGATTGGATAGACTAATAAAAGCATATAGAAAGGAAACCCATGATAACCATTAAAGACCTCCTGCGGGACTTCCAGCAGGAGACAATCGACATCCACGAGGAGCAGGGTGAGAACGAGGTGACCGGCAAGGGGATACAGGAGTACAAGGACGCGCTCGCCGACCTTCTCGACGAGGTGGTTAGAAAAATCAGGATGTCATTTTTTCAGGCGATTTTCGAGTAAACCTATGGAACAACAGTACGCAAACGAAACTGAACACCATCTTGACGACCTTCTCATGGCGGAAGTCGGATCATTGAAGGACGTTTGCGACGAGTGCGGGCAAGTCCTGCCTTCGCCGGTTTGCGAGGCGCGGGAGGGCGGGTACTCGGAGACAGTAATAAACTGCCCATGCGGGGCGACGTACACGGTGAACCTATGAAAGATGAAATAAAAGTCGGCGATAAGGTTCGGGTTATTGCAAACTACTGCATGCACGGGATTCCTATTGGCGCAATCAGAGAAGTCAAACAGGTCATCACGCAGGGTCAGATTGGCCTTGACGCTTCACCAGCCAAACGCTTTTGGTGGGTTGGCAGTGATGAAATTGAGAAGGTAAACCTATGAACCATATAATTTTTGCTTTCATTGCTACTGTGATTATGCTATTTACTATAGGTATCATTTGTGTTATTGCCCTTTTTTTCTATCAGCGTGAATATATTAAATGGGAACGGGATACGTTTCACGGAGGCAAAAATGATTAAAGTATATTTCGACGGTTGTTGCGAGCCGGTCAATCCAGGAGGAACGGCAGCCTACGGGGTCGCCATCTACAACGATTTTCAAAGGATTTGGGAGGAGAGCAGGGTTTTCGTTCCCAAGGCCGGTAGGGAACGCGAAACAAGCAACAACGTGGCGGAGTATTCCGGTTTCATCGCGGCGCTCGATTGGTTACTGAAAGAAAAATTGGAAAACGAGAGCATTCAGGTCTACGGCGATTCGATGCTCGTTCTGTGCCAGATGCTCATGGACGACCCGACGTACGGGATACGGTGGAAAATCAAAAAGGGGCTCTACAAACCTTTGGCCCACAAGGCGCTAAGGTTGCTGAAGAAGTTCCCGAACATTCGGGGTCAATGGATACCGCGGGAGGAAAACTCCATAGCCGACGAGTTGTCGAAGGCGGAATTGATAAAACGGGGCGTACAGTTCAAAATTCAACCGGAGGAGGGTAAGTTATAAACTCCCAAGATTTCAAGGCACTTCTGGACTCCCTAAACCGCATTGCAGAGGCGATAGAGGGTAAAGCGGGCAGTTCCCCCGAAAAAATTGTGAACAGGTTCGCGGGGGTCTACAGGGCGCTTGATAACCTTGAAAAAATGTGCGAGGGGCGCGATCAATCCGGTTTGTCTGGGGAGGTTCTGAAAATCAAAAAAATGTACACCAAAATAGCAGGGGAGGTGCTCAATGAAAATCGTTAACGTCCCCAGCAAGTCAAACCCGAAAATCAACCGGCAAGTCCGGGTGAAGGAGAACATCGACGGGTCGCTGACCTACGAGTGCTCCTGCCCCGCGAACGTGTGGTACCGGGTGTCGAACGGGCGGAGCGGAAAGGCGGAATGCTCCCACATTCGGGACGTGAAGGACGGGATTTGCGGTCAGGAGAATTGACGTATTGACAAAGGACAAAAAGCAATCAATAATGGATGCAGTGAGCATTTTTATACAGAGAGGGGGTGAAAGACACATGGAAAACGAGGCCAAAAAAACAGAGAAACCAAGGGTTCCCGTCCAGGTAACCGAAACAAACATTTTCAAGGCGCTCGCTAAAATACAGCAGGACTTGAAGGCTCCCAAGGGGCAGCTCAACAAGTTCGCGAACTTCAGTTACCGCTCGTGCGAGGACATCCTCGAGGCGGTAAAGCCACTTCTTCAGGGTTTGGTAATCCTTATGCGCGACGAGGTGGTGCAGGTCGGCGAGAGATACTACCTCAAGGCGACCGCGACACTCACGAACGGCAAGGAGTCGATCGACGTTCCTGCGTTCGCGCGGGAGTCGATGGACAAGAAGGGAATGGACGACGCGCAGATCACGGGGGCGACGAGCTCCTACGCGCGCAAGTACGCGCTCAACGGGCTTCTCGCGATAGACGACGCGAAGGACTCGGACACGAAGAAGGAGGAAAAGGTCAGCGCGGAGAAGCTGATAAAGCCGGAGGAGCTGAAGGCGATTGCCGGTGTTTTGCAAAGCATCACCAACGCGAAGGACGCGGGTGAGTTGTTGAAAATTGGAGCGGAGGTCAAGAAGGGCGACGAGGCGAAAAGGTATACCGCCAGTCAGCTCAAGGTTTTGAGGGAGGCGTACGACGGGAAGAAAAGGAAGTTTTTCCCGAACGCAAAGTAACATGAAATTGAGCGTTTCCAAAATCAACACGTTCCTCGAAGACCCCAGGAAATACTGGTACGTCTACGAGATGGGCATTAAGACAAAAAAGTCTGAGGGGTTCTTCTTTGGGAGCGCGGTGCACGAGGGTCTGGAGAACTACTACACCAAGAAAGACCCTATGCAGGGGGTGAGCCGAGCCCTCTTTGGCAAGAAGTCCTCCATCGCGGAGGAGGCCAAGGAGGGCGTCGACCCCCACAAGCTCTACACGCAGGCGCGGAGAATCTTCGACGTGTACGCTTCGAAAGCCCCGAAGTTCAAACCGTTATTCGTGGAGCACAAGTTCGAGGTAAACCTGATCCACCCGCAGACCGGCGAGCAACTGCCGGCGACGTTTACGGGAAGGGTCGATTTGATCACTGTGGAAGGTGACGTTGTCGACCACAAGACCGGCGGGAACTTCGGGAGCCACTACTTTGACGACTCAAATTGGGTGCAGTCCACCGGGTATGCCTACTTCTACTGGGTAAAATTCGGAAAACTTCCCCGGAGCGTGATCTTCAACCAGATCAGCCGAAACAAAGTGACGACATTCGAGAAAAAAACGCTCAGCCCAGACATGAAGGATTTGGGAAAATTCATCGACATCTGCAAGGACGTGCTGGGGAAAATATCGCGAGGCGAAACGAAAGACTATCCGAGCGAGAAGCACTATCGGGTGTGCCCGTGCAAGGACATCTGCCCGTACTGTAAAAAGGAGCGTGAGCAACTATGAGGAAACGAAAAATTATCAATTTCAGGAGGCTGTACCCCTACATCTGCAAGGGGTGCCACAAGAGCCGAGGGACGAAGGTGTATGTCCGGCGGATCGGGGAACTGTGTACCTTGTGCAAGAGGGAAGAGATCGATAAAAACCAGCTCTCGATGTTGGAGGATTGACCTGTTGACAAAAGAAAAAAAGCAATTCATAATGAAATTATACGCTTATGAAATACAGAACATACTTTCCCTACGAACCGATGAACTTCTTCTTTTTTAGGGACAAAAAGGGGAAACTAAGCGCTACTACAAATGGTTCTGGTTTCCCTGATAGAAAAACCCTTCTTGAAATGTTTGACGTTTTGAACGATATTATTTTGATTGACGAAAAAGAACTGGAAAGGATAAGTTTGGGAATTATCGAACGACGAAAAAGGGCAGACATGGAATGGAACGATGGTATGCGAAATAGAAACCATAAGCGTGAACCGGAGGAGGGATACATATATTTGATAAAAAGCCTCAATCTCTACAAAATTGGTCGATGCAAAAGTCTAGACAGGATTGGAGCATACCGGACGGAAAATCCGCACAAAATAGAACTGATTTTTCAGGTAAAGGTTTCAGACTACAGAGAAACCGAGAGGTTACTGCTCAAAAAATACTTCAACAAGCAGTACAAAGGGGAATGGTTTAGGCTGGACAAACAAGACATATTGGATATTCAAAAAACACTTTTATGAACGAAGAAAAATTCAAAGTTCGAGACTTCAGGAACAAGGGTTTTTTCATGATAGACGATGTTTACCTGAATGGTTGGGCTAAAAGACTAAAACCAACAGCTACGGCGGTCTATATTTCCCTTTGCAGGCATGCCGACAAAGAACAATTTTGTTTCCCATTACAAAGTTTGATAGCAAAACAACATTCAATTTCAAGACCCTCTGTTCAAAGGGCAATAAAAAAACTCGTCGAGTTTAACATTGTCAGATGCGAGCAACAAAGAAGCCTGAGGGGAAAATTCAAAAGAAATGTTTACTATCTTTTAGACAAGTCAGAATGGGAAAAAGAAACCGTGCATCAAAAACCTACTACGGTGATCCGTGCATCAAAAACAACGACATCCGTGCATCAAAAACAACTCAATAAGGATACACATTATAAGGATACACAATTAATACCATTGCGTCGAGACGCTGGGTTCGAAAACATGAAAACTTTAATTGAAAAACACGACAACCATGTTTTAGAGGCATCCGCGATCCCACAGAAAAAAATCGGGGGCGCGACGTACGCGTGGCAAGACGCAGCGGTTCGGTGGTGGAAGAAGCTCGGATTATCAGGAAGTCCAGCGACAGGTTGGTTCAAGATTTTCAAGACCAATACTGTTCTTGCCGAGCGAGCCTGTTCGTGGACTTCCGATTCGGGCGGACGCGACCCGGAGAAGTTGGCATATTGGGCGTTCGCGCAATTCAAAAAAAACGGGAGGATAGTCTATGCGCCGAAAACCTAGGAATATCGTAATAATCGCGGTTGTTGCCTGTGCAACTACTTGCGCAATGCTATTTATTGTGGGAAGGACGGTGAACCATGAAAAAAATATCACTCCAACAACAGCAACCATCCCTGCCGTCCAACGCGCTCGAGAGGACGTTGCTGTTGGAGGGGCTGAGCGGATCGGTGGTCGGGTATCGTGGTACGGGCAGGAGTACTGCGACAAGCATAATCCGAAGTGCCTTACCGCGTCCGGGGAGAGGTTCGATGAGGGCGATCTTACCTGCGCTTGCGCTGACTGGATACCTCTGCGTTCGCGGATTCTGGTATCTCACGAAGGTAGGTCGGTGGTTGTGGTTTGCAACGACAGGGGCAACTTCGAGAGCAAGGGTAGAGTTCTGGATTTGTCGAAGGCGTCTTTTGCGGAGCTTGCGCCGGTCTCTAAGGGCGTTATCGACGTAGAAATCGAGGTCATCGGAAAGGAGGAGCTATGAGGGATTTATTGATGTTTGCTTTCGGGGCGGTTCTTGCGACGGTCATCGTCGGCGGGGTGATACTTTACGAAGCGACAAAGTCGTACTACCCGCCAAGCTATCCAGAAAGGGGAATTTATGACAACTATAGAGGATTGGGAAAAACAATTTGATAAGGAATTTGGACATTGGGGAGAGATTTGGAATGGAAAAAGATGCTCAAAAGATGAATTAGAAATGAAAGACTTTATCCATTCCTTACTTCTCCAGCAAAAGAAACAAACGATAAAGGAAGCATATACAAAAGCAATAGACTTATTCTCTGCATACAAAAACGAACCAATGACAGGAAATGTCGTTATTCTTGAAATAAAAGGTTTGCGTGGTGATTTTGAACCAGAAAGTGAGGATGTATGAAACCAACTATAGAGGAGAAATGGGAAAAAGAGTTAAAAAAACAATTTCCCGATAGGGATTTACGAATTGATGCTTTTATCCGTTCCCTTCTTCTCTCCCAACATACACAAGATATGAACAGGGTAAAGGAAGCGATACCAAAGGCAAAAACAACAAGCGTTTTGAAACAAATAGAAGTGGCAAAAAAGTATCCTAATACATACGGATTAAGAGATATACGAAATATAGTTAAAGGTTGGAACGCATTTAGGAAAGAAGTATTAACAAAATTAAATATATGATTAGACAAATAGAATACTGCAAACATGGCATACCATTACCGAATCCTAAGACTATGTGTAAAGGACAGTGTGAAGGAACAGGTTGGTATCCTACACAGGGAAGAAATAGAAAAGGACAGATAGTTTACATTACAGAAATAAACGATATTGATTTGAAATTATGGGATGAGGCACATAATAAGGGGAATTTTTTTCAAAGACTATGGCATAAATTTCATTGTGACGGATGGCATTTTGTTAAGTGTCCCGATTGTAAAGGAACAGGAAAACGTGTCTAACCTCCCTCTATAGGGGAAAGGAGAATATGAAAAACGCAGAGGAACGACTAAAGAAAAAGCTGTGTGAGATAGTCGAGGAACGCTTTCCGAAGGGAGAAAACAAGGAGCGCGGGAACGCGACCGTGGCGATGACACTTCTTCTGCTTGCTTCTCTGGAGGAAATTAAACGGGCGAGAAGGGGCGGACTCACAGAGGCGATAAAACTGCTTTTTTCAAAATACCGGAAGGAACCCATGACCGGCAACGTGGTCATTCTCGAGTTGCAGGGATTGAGGGGAGATTTCAACGAGAAGGAATTGAAGGTCAATTTATGAGAAACCTATACGCAGAACTGGCAGATTACACCGGAAGACCGCAGGTTTTGGTCGAAGCTCGAAGTACGCACGCTTCGGTCGAGCTCGCGTGGCTTTTCGAGGAGCACAAGGATAACCCTCTCGCGCACTACCGCTCGACCAACCTCTACCTTTTCGCCTCCACGCGCTACCAGATGGAACTTCAGGCGAACAATATGTCTTCTTGGTATCAGAGCATTATCAAACGGCATGGTTGGAAGCGGGGTCTTGACCTAGGCGGGGGAATAGGCGAGCAGACAATTCTTGCGCTTGAGGCGGGAGTGGAGAGAATGACGTTCGTTGAGGTTAATAACAGCCCCACTATGGAATATGCGGTATGGAGATTTGACAATCACAAATGTTGCGAAAAAATAGATGTAATGAGTGAGGATTACAAGGTTGAGAAGAACTTCGACTTTGTCGTTGCCATGGACGTATTTGAGCACATGGAACGCCCCACGCCGGTCATAAGGGCGGTAGCCGAGCACACCGGCTGGCTTTTCTGTAACCCTACGGAAATCAAGTACAACTGGCTCTATCCTCAGCACATCAGCCAGTACACCCTCAATCCCTACTTCAAAGAAATCGAAGCGTATCTATACAAAAATACGGGAGGGGGTGAGCGCGCATGATTGAACAAACAGCATATCCGAGGGTGTACGTTTCGGCAGCGACCCACAAGAAAGTCAAGAAACTTGCCGAGAAGATGAATCTTCCCATGAACAAAATCGGGGACAAAATTGTCAAGGCTGGATTGATGGTTTGGGAGGAAAAGTAAAAATTGGTTTTTCGACTGGAGGAACGTATGAAATGCATAAACGAGGTAACACTGTTGGGCAATTTGACACGCGACCCGGAGTTGCGATACACGCCCGACGGGAAAGCAGTAATCGGTTTTTCTATCGCGACGAATAGGGATTGGAAGACGGAAGCCGGCGAGAAGAAAGAAGCAACCGACTACCACGATATTGTTTTCTGGGGCAAGGCTGCCGAGATAATCAACCAGTACGTGAAGAAGGGAACGAAGATTTTGGTCAAGGGAAGGCTTCAGACCCGAAGCTGGGAAAAAGACGGTCAAAAAAGGTATAGGACAGAGGTTGTCGGAGACGACTTCATCCTGTTTGACAAGATGACCGAACCGGTCAAAGAGCCGGAAAAGCCGGAGGAAACGGCGACACCAGAAGAACCGAAGCCGGATTTTAGTTAAATTTTCGCAGTTGAAAGGCGGGTGAGTTTTATGAGCACAAAACAAACGCACGGAATGCCAGCGCTTCTTTCCTTTTTCATCCCCGGACTGGGGCAGATGATAAAGGGTGAGATTGCGAAGGGAATCTTTATTCTGATTGGATTCTGGATTTCCGTTGCAATGACATTTATTCTGGTTGGATTCATCACGACCCCGATACTGTACATTTGGCAGATAGCGGACGCGTACAACAAGGAGGTATAAGCATGACAAAAGACATAACCGTAAAAGAGGGAGAGGGTGCGTTCGAGGTACATCAGACCATTCTTGCGCTCAAAAAGACAATGGGCATGGCGTTCGTGGAACTCGGGCGCCTGCTGAAACGGATACGGGACGAGGGGTACTACCAAGTTCTGGGATACGACAGCTTCGGTTCGTACGTCGTCAACTCGGAGCTCGGCTTCAAGCGCCGGACAGCCTACTACTACATCGAGATTTATGACTGGTTCATCGAAAAGCTGGGGTTCACGCCCGACTACATAGGAGCAATCGGTCAGGACAAACTAATGCGGGTTCTGGAAATTCTCAAAGAGGAATTTTCACAGTCGGAGAAATACCCATTCAACATGCTCAAGGAGCGCGCTGAAAGTCTGATGACGGAGGCGGAGGAGCTTCGCCCCGTAGATTTCGAGAAGAAGCACCACGACGAGAAGAAGCAGGAGGGACACAAGGACTACCTCGCCCCGCCGGAGTACTTTCGGTGCGAAAAGTGCGGGAAGTGGAAGATTGTTGTGCCGGTTGATGAGTGTTGTCCTGACTGGATTTTGGAATTCAGGAATACAATAGAGAAAAAATATGGTAACAAAAAATGATTTCATCGTGAAAGACCTGTATAGGGAAGACCTAGTCAAAATCTGGCAATACGTCAAGGTGCATTTTCCTGAGAGTAGATACGACGAGCAGACGATAAAGGACAACTGGATAAATCTGGAGAAGCCGAACCCGAACTATACGGGCATTGTGGCTGAAAGGGCGTTTTTTGACGAGATAAACGTTGAGTGGTTTTTGGCGAATAGACCAACGCAACCGGACATGGGGGACGGAATAGCGTATCCCCATTATCAGCGCGCTTTGGTTTTTGACATAAAGGGGGCGTTTTGGGACAACTCCTATTCATTCGACCTTTTCCGTCCGAACTTCTTGGCGCTGGTCAAAGCCGTCAATATCGAGATGGCAAGAGAGAGGGGAATCGACGCGTTTGTTTTCGGAGTGATAAAATCCGACGAGATGAAATGCTACTACACTGGCTGGATTGGCAGGGAGGACTTGGCAACAAAGGGGACAGAAAGAAACGTGGGGGCGTTCCGCCTTCTCGGAATAGAACACCGGCGACTCAATCCTCTGTCAAGCCTTTGCGCGTACGGGTGCGAGCAGTTCACCCAAAAAATGCTTGAGAAAAAAACACCGGATTGACAAAAGAAAAAAACAAAGTTATAGTAAGTTTAGAGTATGGAAAACACTAACCTATTTCGAAGCAAAAACAACCACCTCCTTCATAAGGAGGCAATCGACCTCATAGTCAGTTCCCTCCCGGGAGCTGTGAGTATGGACGCCATATCGGGGTACGACGCACCCTACCACGTGGATTGGAACGGGCTGAAGTTTCTGGTCAAGGTTGCCCGTCCCTCGCGTAAGCTGAGTCAGAAGCGCGCGAAGTGGTTCTACGCCCTGCGGAAGAAAGACCACGAGGCAGCCGACTTTTTCATCCTGTTCTGCCTCATGGAGAGCGCTGTGGAAGCCGTGTACGTTATTCCCCGCCCCTTTGTCCCCAAAGTCTACATCACCATCACAAGGCTCGCTGGCAACATGCGGTACGACTACTTCCGAACCACGATCCAAGACCTCCCCAATAAAATCATGGAGGTGAAAAACAACCTGCCGAAGCTCGCGCGCATATACCGCAACGCGGAGGCTCTGAAAGGGGACGCATGAACAAACTTACCGTTGCCGAAGTGTTTGAGGGATTTCCTGATAAACAAGCGTTGTATTACGCTGATGCTTTTTTGTTCTCGGTATACGGTTGGACACCAGAAAAGGTTCACAAGATGAGATTGGAGTCGGTAGCCCGATGGGTCAAACTTGCAAAAAAGAGAATGACTGTTGGCGACATATACAGGATGCAGAGGCTTATTGAATCGAAGCCGGAAAGACCGTTATGGAAGAAAATACTCTCAAGGATAGGTTACTAATTTGTAAGGATTGTCACCGAAGGTTCATTTTCGCCGTTAAGGAGCAGATGGATTGGGGGGCGAAAGGGTGGGCTGACCCCGTCCGGTGCCGGTATTGTCGAAGAATGAAGTCAATCCGGACGGTTGCGCTCAAGGATAACGTTCGAATAGGAGACGAGGTGCGCTTCTCCGAGGAGTGCGCAAAGTGTCATAGGTCGTTTCTAACCAAAAAAAGGAAGCAAACAGGGATAAATCTGTACTGTGATGACTGCTGGGCAGAGATAAAAATGGAGAAACCACATGAGGAAAATAGGCAGGAAAACAGCGGAATGGATGAAGGAAAAGCCGGCGCTAATCAAGGAGTATCAGGCACGGGAGATAACACGGTGCGAGATCAGCAACAGCCGGTTCGCCCTTGACTTTCACCACATTCAGAAAAGGAGCAGCCAGAGGGCGGAGCATACGTTCGAAGAGACGCGCCTCCTCAATCAGGACTGGCACGACTTTTGCGAGTACAACAAAGAGGCGAACAGACTGCTGATTGAGAAGCCGAGGGGATTCAATAAACTATATTTTGAGAAGTTTAAGGCTATGAAAGACGAGAAGAAAAAAGCGAGTACAAAAAAGGCAGCCTGGGAGCAACCCCACAACTGCGCTCACTGCGGGAGGATTTGCTACATGCTTATTTGTCCTCACTGCGGAAAAATGTCAATAAAGAAATGAGGTGAGGTTTTATGGCAGTAAAAACAAGACTCGAGATACTTGAAAAAGACTACAGTTCAGCCCTAGACCAGCTTATTGAAAATGAAATCAATCTTATTTCACTTGAGCGGAGAATGATAGCAACTCCGCCTGGGAAGGACTACGATGCGCTTCAGGCGTCTATCGTAACGAAGAAAAACAACATAAAACAAATTAAAGACATTGTCGAGATTATCGATGAGCTTATAAAAAAGGAGGGAAAATAGCATGGCACCGAAAACATACAGCCTAACAAAGGTCGAGAGCACGCGCCTAGAGAACATCCTCAACGTCGCGCGCATTCAGGAGGAGATGTTCAACTCCATCACCCTTGCCTACAAGGACTACCTCATTTCCGAGGTGTTCAAGAGGTGCGGGGTTGATCCGAAGGACTTCCCCAACAGCGTCGTGAACTTGCAGAGAGGGGAGCTTGTCATCAACGAACCGCCGAAAGCGCCGGAGGTTCCGGCGGAGAAAGGAAAACCGTGAGCCCGTTACCCGACGACAAGCCGTTGGACATAGAGGGCTTGAACGTTCCTCCGGAGCCGGTTTTCGAGAAGCTGGGCGATTTCAAGCTCAAGGACAAAGTCGGAAGGAACACGGTGAAAATTGACCTGACGACCCTGAAAAAACCATTGACCGAGCTTCTCAGCCTGTATATTTTCAAGGTTCGCGGACAGAACAACGGGATACGGGTAGGGTTGGAATGGAAGCCGAAGTTGGAATCGCCGAAGACAGAGGAGGAAAAACATGACGAAATACCGAAACCGTAAGACATTGTGCAGTCAAATGCACTGGCACGCTTCCAAAAAGGAGGCGTATCGGTGTACCGAGTTGACGCTTTTGGAGCGGGCGGGAAAAATCAAGTTGCTCAAGCAACAGCCGATTTTTCCGATTCAAGGGAAGTTTCGGTTCGGAAAAGAGGCAGTTCGGGCGATTGACTACATTGCGGATTTCAGTTACTTCGACAATGAAAAGAAAATGTTCGTTGTCGAGGACACGAAGGGGTTCAAGACTAAGGACTATCTGATTAAAGTAAAAATGCTGAAAAAAATCATGCAGGACAGGGAGGACTTTCTGTTTATAGAAAGTTGAAAATATGGCAAACAAAGTACCGTTAGACGAAAGAATAGCAATAGGACTTCCAAGGGGGGCTGATACGATGTATCACTACGAAACGATAGAGTCGCTTTTCTCAATGTTTGGGAATAGCCCCTGTAACTACAAGATGATTTCGGTTGACAAGGTTCACCACGTCGCCCGAAACGAAATAATGCAGCACTTCCTCGAAACAAACATGAATTACCTGCTGTTCATTGACTCAGATATGATTTGGGAGCCGGACTCCCTCGAGCTCGCCTACAACCTCATACAGCACCCGCAAGTTGACATTGTTACCGGCATCTATTTCACAAAAGGCGCTCCGCACCTGCCGGTCATCAAGAAACTCGACCTCGAGGCGGGGTGCTACAATATCTTCGTCGAGTGGGAAAATAACCCTTTCGAAGTAGACGGGGCAGGGATGGGCTTCATGCTCATCAGCAGAGCCGTCCTGGAGGCGATGAAGCAGCCGATGTGCACGTGGGACGGGGGGTTCTCCGAGGACTTGAACTTCTGCCTCAAGGCGAAGAAAGACCACGGCTTCCGCATTTGGGCGCATCCGGGTATCAAGATTGGTCACATAGGAAGCAAAATTATCACGAATTTTGACTATATGCAGCAGTTCAAGCCAGGAGTGAAGGCGTATATCAGGGAGGCGATGGCAGGAACGAAAAAGTATCTGAAGGAAAACTACCCAAACTGGCGGGAAGATTTAGGTATTCACCCGATGATGTTCAAGAACATTAACACGAAGGAGTACTGGGACAAGCTATACGAGCAGGAGGGTGGGGCGGACAAGAACTGGCGGAGATATCCGGAAAAGTTCAGCTTCATCGTGAACGAGCTTTTGAAGGACGTACCCCTTGACTCGAGGGTTCTCGAACTGGGGTGCGGGGTTGGGGTGTTCGCGCAGGCGCTCAAAAGCAAGTACCCCTCCCTTGAATACTACGGAATGGACATATCGGAGGTGGCGATCGACGAGATTACAAAGTTGGGACTGAAAGGGAACGCGCAAAGCATACCGCCGATAAATTTCGCGGAGAGCACAGACATTGTGGTTGCCCTTGAGTTTTTGGAGCACCTCGACGACGAGCCGAGGCTTCAGGTCGTGCAAGAGGTTGCGCAACTCATAGGGGAAAAGGGGCGGGCGATCTTCAGCCTTCCCGACGACTGCATGTCGCCTGAGGAGGTGGCGGAGCACAGGGTAACCTACACGAAGGAGACGTTTGAGGAGTTTTTGAAAAAGGCGTTTAGCGAGGTGAAGGTTCATCAAATCAAGAGCCGACCGTCGACGTTCTCCGAGGGTATGTTCAACTTTCTTGTCGGTGAGTGTTCAAACCGGAAGCCTATTGAGGTAAAACCAGAGAAGAAAGGAAAAGTATGAAAGATATAAGAAAATTTGTTTTGTCATCAACGCCGTTCATCAAAATTTTGGATGCGGAAAAAAAGGTAACCGGCTGGTGGACAGGCGGGGACAAGATTAACAAAGGGCTCAAGCTTTACGAGGTAAAGTCAACCTACGACCTAAAACTGAAGTTTGTCAAGCGGAAGGAGAAAAAATAATATGACAATACCATTTCGTTCAAACCCGAAAATCACCACAAACTGGATTCATTCAAGGACAGGAAAAGTTCAGAAGGAGAAGGGCAAGAAAGCCTACTACGAGATTTACACTAACACCGGCAAGGGGCTTGGTATTCGGTTCCGTGAGGAAAAAAAGCGCCTCGGGGGTTCGGCAGAACGGGAAGAACACTGGTACGGGTATTTGGGCTTTGAGTTGGATTCGACATTCGCCAAAGACCTCAAAATGTTTCTGAACGAATACGTCAAAGGTGATGCGCCGGAAGCAGAGAACACCATTAGAATTTACAGGGAGAAGCACCAGTGGTGCGCACGGAAGGGGAAAGAGGTGTTCGTCTATGGAGAAACTATAGTCAAGGCAATCGAAAATCTGGCGAAAAAGGTGGAAGAAACGGAGCAAGGCAAGGGCGGGGAACCATGCAAGTAAAGATCCTCCACCCAGAGGACTGGCGGAAATGCCTGCACAAGAACGCATATAGGACGTCGTTCTGCGGGGACTACTGCCCCGACTGTGACAAGAACATTGAGAGGCGCGGGGATAAAGAGGAAGAAAAAGGTGCTATCCCCTCCCCTATTCTTCAGGGTTCTAAAAAATGACATTTTGAGGCTGGGAAAAAAAGGGGAGTGGGTGCGAGAGAGTAGGGGAGTGGGCTATATGAACAAATGCAGAGCGTGTGGTAAACCAACAGAGCGACCCATGTATTGCTCAGACTCCTGCCAAGGGAAGGGCTGGAAGTTGCACAACCGCGAGCGATACCTTGCAGGAAAGCGCCTGTACCAACAAACGCACAAAAAGGAAGTCGGAGAATACAACAGGACGTGGCGGTTCGCAAACAAGGACAAAGTAAGCCAGTACAATAAAACGTATAAAGAAAAGAGGTGATATATGGAAATCAAAATTGTCAGACAAATTGAAGTAGTGCCCATTGAAACCATTCATTTGTATCCGGAAAACCCTCGGGAAATCGAGGAGTCACAGTTCAGCAAGCTGAAAAAGTCCATTCAAACATACGGATTTATCGACCCGCTCATCGTCAACAAGCGAAGCCACAAAGATTTTGACGCGGACAGGGTTTCAACGGCAGTTGGAGGAAACATGCGCTATCGCGCAGCAAAAGACCTCGGATTGACCGAAGTGCCGGTTGTTTGGATTGACGTGAACCGGAACGAGGAACGAATAATCAATATCGCCCTGAATAGGATTAGTGGAAAATGGGACGTGGGAAAACTCGAAAAAATGGTGTATGAGTTGAGCGATAAAGACCTCGCACTCGACCTTGAAATGACCGGTCTGGAGGACTGGGAGTTAAAACTCTACAATCCTGCCGAGGACATTGACGCGGAAGATATTGAAAAAATAGTCGGCACGGATGAAAAACCAACGTATATTCTCAAAATCGTATTTGCAAGCGAAGATGAATTTTCAAGGGCATCAAAACTACTGGGCGGAGACAAGCGGATTCGAAACATTATTCGAGGCGACGCTCTGATGAAAGTTCTTGATGTTTATGAACAACACACCCAAAACTGAACGGAAAGATACCTACGTAAGCCCTCGTTGGTCGGCGGAGTTTTTGGATTGCTCCATGCCTATGACGTTCGACCAGTACAATTTGTGTTCTTACCGCTGTCAATACTGCTTCTCTTTTTATCAGCGTATCCACATGAAGGACTATGCGGAAAACAATGCAAAATTTGTCAATGTGGAAAAGGTGAAAGACATTTTTTTACACCCGGACGATTCTGAGTTCGGAGAGTACGTCAAAAAGCGGATACCTATGCAATGGGGGGGACTGAGCGAACCTTTTGACATTTACCTTGAGCCAAAATATGGTATTGGTTTGGAGTTGATGAAGTTTTTTCGAGAAATTGATTACCCCGTCGCATTCAGCACAAAGTCAGTATGGTGGTTAAAAGACAGCCGATATACCGACATTGTTCGAAATGCAAAAAACTTTCATTTCAAGTTTTCAATTATTACGATGGATGAAGAAAAACGCCGGATCATTGAACAGGGTGTACCAACAACAGCAGACCGGCTGTGGGCACTCGGGGAAGTGGCAAAACTAAATACCGCCGGTGTCAATTTGCGTTTGCGACCTTTTATGATTGGCGTGAGTAATCCTACACACTTACAACTTATTCGGGAAGCAGCCAATCGGGGAGCTGGTGCACTCACAACAGAGTTCTTTTGTTTGGAGTCTCGGGCAGACCTTCGGGTGAAGAAGCGATATGCCATTATGTCTCATGCGTGCGGGTTTGACCTATGGCAGTTTTATAAAACAAACAGTCGGAGAATGCAGGGATATTTGAGATTAAACTACGAAATCAAACGCCCCTTCATTGAAGAAATGCAGGCGCTTTGTAAAGAGTTGGGTATAGGATTTTTTGTGAGTGACGCGCACCACAAAGAAAAATGTGTCCTTGCTGACAAGTGTGCGAAAAAGTGTCCGCAGGCTGACGGAAATACAATGGACGATACCCAGTGGGGCAGTTGTTGTGGGTTGCCAAACGACACATATTTCTCAAACCATGCAAAATGCCAGTTTACGCAGGCGATAACCCTCGCAAAAAAGAACGGAGAGGTAAGATTCAATGAAATCGATAAAGAATTTAACGAATATCTGAAAGGAACGAAGGTAAACACAGTGCTTCATGCTGGCGATATGGCACAGCACTACCATAAAACCATGTACGATTACATGAAATATATCTGGAACCACCCTACAGCCTCACAAAGCCCGTGGCGATATTTTGATAAACTGATGATACCTGTCAGGGTTGATGAGGACGGAATGGTCGTGTATAAATTCAATCAGGAAAAATATGACAACCACACCGTATAAAATAGTAATTCCATCATACAAGCGCGCTGAAACGCTCCGCGATAAGACGCTCAAGTTACTAGCTCATTACAATATACCAGTGGAGAAAATCCATATTTTTGTTGCAAATAAAGAGGAAGCAGAGATATACGGAAAAACGCTTGATCCAAAAACATTCGGAGTAATAATTATCGGTGTCCCCGGTATGCGGGCAATTCGCAATTTCATTCAAGACTGGTTTTTAGAAGGCGAGTACATTGTAAACATAGACGACGACATTCAGGCAATCAAGGTTCGATTGAATGACTACGAGTGCAAGGACTTGCACAATTTAGATGAGTTTATTACTTCCGCATTTGATATGTGCGACAAAAAGGTATGGGCAAGCTTGTGGGGGGTCTATCCGATGATCAATCCACTTTTTATGCACAATGATATCACCCTCGATTTGCAGTACATAATCGGCGCTTTTTGGGGAGTTATCAACACTCACGACCCTGAAACCTATGTTACCGGCGAGGGCAAGGAAGATTTTGAACGCACGATAAAATTCTATATTCGCGATAACAAGGTTGTCCGATTTAACAATGTTGGCATCAAGACCTCCTACTACACCGAACCCGGAGGTATGCAGGCCAACGCCACAAAAGAGGAACGGCAAAAAGAAGAGGTACGGTGCGGAAGAATCCTACTTGAAAAGTATCCAATGTTCTGTGAAGTGAATAAAGCAAGGAAGAGGCGCTTTGAAATCCGGCTGGTTGACAAAAGGAGAAAACATGGACGATAGGCTCTTGCGGTTTTTGAAGGAGAGTAACGCGATCGAGGGTGTGTACGACGCCGAATCGCTGGGGCAGGCGGTGTTCGCGTGGGAGTTCCTCGAGTCGCAAAAGGAGATGAGCATAGGCGTGGTTCTCAAGACCCACAAAGTACTCATGCTCCACCAAAAATTGAGACCGGACGAGAAGGGATATTTCCGGAAAATTCAGGTTGAGGTCGGGGGCAGGGAGGGAATCAAGTGGACGTTCATCCCCGAGGCGATGCAGGTGTGGTGCATGAACGCGCAACTCTATCCCAAACAATGGAAGGAGCACCATATTCGGTTCGAGCAGATACATCCCTTCGTCGACGGAAACGGGAGGGTGGGAAGAATGCTCATGAACTGGGAGAGGCTCAAGGACGGGAAGGAAATAATCGTCATCAAGGAACTGAGGAAGTACGAGTACTACCAGTGGTTTGAGTGAATGGCGCCAAGGAAAAGTCAACGGGGAAGGGGGTCGCTTCACTCAGGCTAGGTACGAAAGTGAATAGGAAATGAACAATAAGTGAATAAAAATCGTACTTATGATATGCTGGTCTGATGAGAGAGCGATGGCGACCGCCCGAGGGCGAGGACGGGAAAAGGCACGACAACCCGCATCACGCCGGTCAGCATAGCCATTTAATGCGGATACAAAATGCAGACGATATGCGGGAACTTGCGGGGCAAGTATCGACCGCGGACCAACGAAAAAAGGAGGAGCTATGGACAACATAGAAGAAATCATGATGGGCAAGGACTGGGTAATCACCGTATCCATCAAGAATTTCCTGCTCACGAAGCACCCCATTCTCGTGCAGGAGCTTCAGAACCAGATACAGTTTGCTTTGCTTGCTTTCAACCAAAAAGTGAAAACCTTGGAAAAAAACATGGAGGGGGCAGTTGTTTCAAAGCCCAATCCTTTCTCGGACAAACCGGAGAAGGACAAAGAGGTAGAAAAAGCCTACATCGCCGTCCTAGAGGAAGAAAAGAAACGACGGGAAGGCGGAGGAGGAAGGGGCACGCTATGAAAACACACGCAAGGATCGACTGGGGTAAGGCTCGGCAAGAGTTCACCGCCACGAAGGGCATGAGCCTCAAGGACGTCGCCGAGAAGTACAAGATGAGCTACAGCATGGTTCTCAAGGTGTCGATGAGGGAGGGGTGGGTGAAGGAAAAAGAAAGGGTCTGGGGCGAGGCGGAGAAAGGGGCGCTCGTGGAGACGGAGGGCTCGATAAAAGACCTTATTACCCGTCACTCGAAGGTCGCCCGATTCCTGCAAGCGGGTGCACTCAACCAGCTCAAGATAGTCGTTCAATATCTCCAGGAACATCCTGCGGTCTTGCAGACTACGAACCTCGTCGCACTGGCAAAAATAATCCAAGCTCTGACCGGAATGTCCGGGGAGGGACTGAAGGCGGAGCGGGAACTCTACCCGAAACAAATGAAGCTCGAAGGCGACCTCGACGTGAAATATACGGAAGTGTCGCCCGAGCTTAGAAAGGCAGCCCATGACGCCCTTGTCAAAGCAACGAGCAGCAAGCCAAGAGAAAGAACTGGGGATAATCGAAAGAAACAAGGTTGACTATTTTTACGACTGGTCGATAGACAACATCTGCACCCCAAAGGGTGAGAAGCTGGATTTTTTTGACCACAAGTACCTCGTCGGTATCTACAATGATACTTCACGGGACATACGCATCAAGAAGGCAGCGCAGATAGGCGTATCCACTTATGCAATCAACAGGTCTCTTTGGTTCGCGGACACGCACAACGTATCCGTGATATACACGTTCCCCACCGCCTCCGACGTTGCGGACTTCTCAAAGGCAAGGATCGCGCCGGTCATTCAGGCGTCGCCCCACCTCGCCCGCATCGTCGAGGGAGGGATAGAGCTCAAGCAGGTGGGCGCGTCGTTTCTTTACTTCCGAGGCGCATGGTCGGAACGGCAGGCAATCGCCGTGGACAGCGACTTCAACATACACGATGAGATTGACTTCTCGAAGCCCGACATAATCGAGATGTACAAAGAGCGTCTGTCCCATTCGAAGTACAAGTTGTTTCTGGCGCTTTCAACGCCGACAATCCCCGAATTTGGTATTGACTACCTGTTCGGCAGGAGCGACAAGAAGGAGTGGTTTGTTACCTGCCCGAAGTGCAAAAAGAAGCAGATACTCAAGTTCCCCGACTCGATCAGGGGCGACGCGCTCGAAGCGCGGTATGCCTGCGTTTTTTGTCGGGCGACCATTACAGACGACGCTCGTAGACAAGGGGAATGGAGGGCAACCGGTGACTCAAGGTGGGGCGCTTCTGGGTATCACATATCGCAACTTATGGCTCCGTGGATCAGCGCAACAGAAATCTTACGAAAAGAAGAAGCGAGCAGAATACGACCCACTCAGCAGCTAAGCGGAATAAAAGACTTCTATAACTTTGTGCTAGGCGAAGCCTACGGCGGAGAGAATGTTCCATTGAATAGAGATATACTCCTTTCCTGCATACAAAACAAGTACGACCTCGAGCAGAAAGGGAGGAATACGATAATGGGGGTAGACCAGGGCGACAAACTGCACGTCACGATTTGGAACAAGGAAAGCCCGACGGAGATACGGCTCATCCATACGGGTGTGTATGAGTCGTTCGATATCGACCTGCCGAACCTCATGGAGAAGTACAATGTCACGTTCTGCCTCATCGACGCCCTGCCGAACAAACATTCTGCGCGCAAGTTCGCCTTGATGTACATGGCAAAGGTGTGGCTCGTGTACTACAACGACACCCAAAAAGAATTTATTAAATGGTATCAGGAAGAAGAAACGAAAGAATACCGCGTTATCGTCAACAAAATGGAGTCGCTCGACCGCATGGCGGACAAATTCAAGAACCACATGATTATCCTTCCGAGGCTTTCACAGGAGATTGACCTGCTGATACGCCATTTGTGCAACTGGGCGAAGGACAAGGAGGAGAAGCCCGACGGCAGGGTCGTGTGGGTATACAAAAAGCTCGGAGCCGACCACTTGACAATGGCAAGTAACTATGCAATGCTGGGGATTGACAAACTGTCGACGGGCTCTTTGGCTGAACCTAAGGCGGAGGATATTCCCATGAAGGAACGTCCCATCACCGCCGGAGTTTTGAACAAAAAATTTTAGGAGGTCAAAGACCTATGAAAACAAAACCGGTTAAAAGCAAAACGTTTGCAACAGCAACGCGTGCAGAGATAGGGGCTTCTGGTACTACAAATCTTCTGGGCTACATCGACACCGACGAATACGTCTCCGATCTGACAGGAACGACACTTTACACGACAGTCGACAAAATGCGCTGGTCTGACGCGTCCGTTCAGGCAGCGCTTCTTCTTTGCGAGCTCCCCATACGATCCGCAGAATGGGACATCGAGCCAGCGGGAGACGACCCGTTGAGCGTCGAGATTGCGGACTTCGTGAAGAACAACATACTCAACGGGCTCACAATCCCTTGGGAGGACACACTCCGGCAGATACTCCTCATGCACCCCTATGGTTGCATGGTCTTCGAGGTAGTGTACAAAATTACGGAGGACAACAAAATTGGTTGGAGAAAATGGGCTCCACGACTTCCCAAAACAATAGAGAAGTGGAACTCCAACCCGAATGGGGAACTCGAGAGCGTCATGCAGCGGGTGTACAAAGACAACAAATACATTCAAGTTGTTATTCCGGTTCAAAAATTGATGGTGTTCACCCACCGGCGCGAAGGGGACAACTACCTCGGAATCTCATTGCTCCGCCAAGCGTACAAGCACTGGTTCTTCAGGGACAAGTACTACAAGATAGACGCCGTGGCGCAGGAACGGCTGGGTATTGGTATCCCCGTCATAACGCTTCCCGTCGGATATACGGACGACGACTATAACAAGGCTGTAATAATGGCGACGAACCTGCGGGGACACGAGAGGGCGCACGTCATCAAGAAAACGGGCTGGGAGGTTGAGATGCTTGACCTCAAGGCCTCGACCCTGAAAGACCCCTCCGTCATGCTCGAGCACCACACGCGCGAGATCCTGAAGTCCGTCCTTGCGCAGTTCGCCGACCTCGGCTCAAAGAGCGTGGGAAGTTTCGCGCTGTCCGAAGACCAGTCGACGCTTTTCCTCCAGTCCCTTGACGCATCGGCGAAAGTCATCGAGGAAATCATCAACGGGGAAATCAAAAAGCTAGTGGACTACAACTGGACGGTGGACGAGTACCCGAAGCTCACGCACGCAGACCTCGGCATTCGGGACTTCAAAGCACTTTCAGAGGCGATACAGTCACTCACGTTCGCAAATGTTTTGACTCCCGACCCGGAGCTTGAGGACTATATGCGCAGGGTGATGAAACTGCCGGAGAGACCGGAGGAGATTGTCGCTTCGTCCGATGTGAAGCAGGAGAAAGACCAGCTGGGGCTCGACGGGCAGAAGATACAGCAGGACAACCTCAAAAAGGGAGTGATCCAACTCCCGGGTGGCAAGAATCAGCCCCCTCCAAAGAAAGCACACGAGTTTGAGTACAAGCGCGAATTGACCACAGCGGAGAAACGAGTCAGGTTTGACGAGATACGCGACTACATGGACGAGGCGGAGCGCAACATCGTGAATCGCATGACGATGATTTTCAACAGGGAGAAGACGGCGCTCCTGCCCCTTTTCGAGGAGGCGATAAAACGTAAAGACTACGCAGACCTCCACCGGCTGAGCTTCAAGGTGAAGAGCATGTACATGCAGATGCTCTCCGAAGAAATGAAAAAGCTGTTTGAGTACGGGAAGCTGAAGTCGAGCTATGAGATAAAACAACCCGCCCCGATGACAAACTCGGAAATAAACCGGAGGATCACCGAACGCGCCTTTTTTCTTGCCAACCGGCACGAGAAAATGCTCATGGAGGAACTCAAAGGCGTGGCAGCAGTCGGAATGATGAACCCCGAAGTGACGGACAAAGACACTCTCGCGAACGTGTCGGCGGGGTTCGAGCGCTTCACCCAGAAGAACATACCGGCAACGGCAGCGCTCGTCACGACGGACGAGATAAACAATGGCAGGATATTCACCTTCGACTCATTCAAGGACGAGATTTACGGGTACCAGTGGTCGGCGATCCTCGACACTAACACGTGCAACTACTGCTCGAGCATCGACGGAAAGGTCATCGGGATTGAGGACAAGGCGTTCCACGAGTATAAGCCCGGAGCCGTCCACTTCGGCTGCCGGTGCATTTGGGTTGCAATTTTGAAGGAGGAGGCGAGCCCCCCGCCCTTCACGGGCATACCCGAGCAACTTAGACCGCAGTCGGCGGTCGCGACGTGGGACTTCAAGGACATAGGATTCCCGTTGCCAGGCTCCGGAGGGCGGAAAATGCCCTATGGAATAGGTGTTTATAAGGAGGGAAAAAAATAGTATGGAAAATATAGAGAAACTGGCAAACTTGGGAGGAACAGTAGTGACGGTGATTCTTTTCCTGTATTACTTGGCGAAAAAGGACGCAGGGATTGACAAGATGATTTCCAACCACCTGCAGCATTCCAGCAAGATAATCAAGGAAAATAGCAAGGCTCTCAACAAGGTGGCGCTAAACATCAAAGAGTTGTCGATGATGATTGGCAAAAACACTAAGAGCCAGGATAATGGAAACAAAAGTTGACTTTTGTGATATGCTACCATTAAAGTGTAGAAAGGAGGACATATGCCAATGACATTTCCTGCCGGCTTCGACAAGTGCGTTAGGGAAGGCGGAAGGGTTAGGACAATCAAACCCAAAGAGGGAGAATACCTCCACGTCTGCTACGACAAGGCCGGAAAGTCCCACTCCGGAGAGGTGAAGACCTCGAAAAAAGAGGCTTCCGAAATTTCCGCGTTTCTTCGAAATCAGGGATACGTCGAAAAGGACGGCGAGTTCGTGAAGGGCTCCGAGATGAAGCTCCGCATGCTCATACCGCAGATCGAGCTGGCTAGCGTTTTTTCCTCGAGCAAGCCGACTTCGGAGATAGAGATAATGGCTTCCGGAAAGTGGGAGCATCCGCAATACGGGGACGTGCAGATAACGGAGGCGGACATCGACAAGTTCATTGCGTCTTTCGACGATAAGGTTCGGAAGGTCGACATCGCGGTCGACCAGGAGCACATGCCCGAGAAGGGTGCAGCCGGCTGGTACAAGTCGATGAAGAAGGTTTTCGAGGACGGCAAGACAAAACTGAAGGCGACAATCGAGTGGACGAAGCTCGGGACGCAACTCATCCAAGACGGGATTTTCAAGTACTTTAGCCCCGAGTTCGACTTCGCCTACGAAGACCAGGAGACCCACGAGCAGTACGAGAACGTGCTCCTCGGCGGGGCGCTTACAAACAGACCGTATTTCAAGAGTCTCGCCCCTGTGGCGCTCTCTGAGAATATGTTCGCCGGTTTCACCGGCAAAACAACTGTGAAAGGAGGTGAAAACAACATGACCAAAGACGAACTTAAAGCAAAATTGGTAGAAGATTCCGCATTCGCGCTTGCCGACGACGCCTCGGAAGAGGAGAAAAAGTCGCTGGAGGAGGCCAAGGCGGAGTTAGCCAAGGAGGCTGAGGACAAGGCAGCAGCCGAGAAAGCTGATGTTGAAGCGAAAGAGAAAGCAAAAAAAGAGGAAGAATTGAAAAAAGCGGAAGACCTGAAAAAGAAAAAAATGAGTGAACAGTTTATCTCGCAAGCCGAGCACACTAAGGAGATGAATGAATTGAAGTCAAAAATGGGGATTATGGAATCCAAACTTCGGTTCAAAGAAGTCACCGAACAAGTGCAAGGATTTGTGTTCTCTGAAAGCAATCCCTCTGGCGTGCTTTTACCCAAAAACAAGAAAGCAGCGGTCGACCTATTGATGGCTGCTACACCGAAAGTTGCTGAACTTTTCAGTGAATTTCTGAAAGGCTTACCGGCAGTTTCCGCCAAACTCTTCAAAGAGGAAGGCGGGGACGGCGAGGGGGCAACCAAAGAAACTCAGAAAAAGGAAGCGATTGACAAGAAAATGTCCGAGAACAAAGGGTTGACGTATGGCGAAGCAGTAAAACTTGTTTCGCGGGAACAACCGGCTCTTTTCAAATAAGGGCTCGGAAATTGTATTAAAACATTCATCGCAAGGGAGGTGAGTAAACATGGCACAATCATCAAATCAAACTGTTAAGTCGTTTATCGCCGGCGAGTCTTTTGCAAGCAAGCAATACTATGCCGTCCAGATAAGCGGGGCTGACAATACCGTAATACTTGCGGGTACGCCTGCTGCTGAAGGGACGCACGTTGTTGGAGTTATCCAGAACGAACCCGCAAGCGGAGAGGCTGCATCTGTGGTTATAGGAGGAACGTCGAAGCTTCAAATGGCTGCTACGTGCGACCGGGGAGAGAAAATCATGTCCGCAAGCGGGGCAGGGACTCCCGTTGACGCAGACCAAAAGTCTGTTATCGGTATCGCTCTGGAATCAGCTGTTTCGGCTACGAGCATCATTGAGGTACTCGTAACTCCGGGCGGTGTTGCACAGGCAAACGAATCTAACTAAACATTAGTTGCTCTTAGCCGTTCCCAGAGCGTAAAACCCAAGAATGGCAAACGATGAAGGGAGGTGAAAAAACATGACATACAGTGAAATTCTAAAGATGAAAGAAATGTCCCGCCTTGAGGGCGAGATGAAATTTGCGAATCCAACAGAGAAAGATGTACACGTAGATTCGGTGCTTTCGGGTGTTTCTATCCGATACACCAATGATGAGTTAATCGCTGACCAGGTTCTTCCCGTGGTTCCCGTCAAAAAGGAATCCGACAAGTACTACACATATACCCGCGCTTGGAAGCTTCCCCAGTCCGAGAGGGCTGCCGGTGCTGAAGCAAACGAGGTAGAATGGAATGTTGGCACAGACACGTATCAATGTGAGGAATATGCGTTGAAAGACCTTATCCCTGACAGAGTGCGCGACAACGCCGACAATCCGCTCGATATGGACGTAGACACCACGGAAAATCTGACAGAGTTGATTCAATTAGGGCGAGAGAAAAGAGTTGCCGACATCGTTTTTGCTGCCGGCACGTATGGTTCTCAGACCTCTGCTTTAGCTGGAGTTAACCGCTGGGATGACTACGCAGGTAGCGACCCCGTCGGAGACGTCCGCACAGCAAGGAGCACAGTTCACGCTGCCACTGGCAAGATGCCCAACGTCATGGTTATCGGGTATCAAGCTTACTTGAAACTTCTTGACCATCCCGACATTCTGGAGAGAATAAAATACACGCAACGCGGTATCGTAACCGCCGACATCATAGCTGCCGTCTTCGAAGTAGACAGGCTATTGGTCGGAAAAGCGTTGTACGACTCCACACAGGAGGGCGTTGCAGAAAGCTTGGGATACGTCTGGGGAAAATCGGTTGCACTGCTTTACGCGGAACCGTCACCAGGCTTGAAGAAAGTGTCATTCGGCTATCAGTTCCAGAGTAGAGGTTTTAGAACCAAGAAATGGAGAGTCGAAGGCAGAGAAGGGGATTTTGTAGAGGCAGGAGAAATCCGGGACGAGAAAATAGTTTCTGCCGGATGTGGGTATCTTTACACCACAGTCGTATCGTAAAGAAAACCTTTTTGATAACGGGGTAGGGGCAGTGAGGACAAACAATACCTGCTCAAATATCCTAACCCGAAAAAGGAGTTGACACTCTGTAAAGGAGGTGAAAAGCAACTATGATTATCAAAAACAAATGGGCAACATATTTAGGCTATGGTTATGCTGGCTTATTCGGGGTTTGGGCGCAGAGATGGCTCGCTCCGGACGCAGCAGCCGTAGCGGTCGTTCACGCAGCAATAACCTGCACAACGGCGGTTCAAACAATCACAACTGGTATTACTAACCCAGACTTTGCAAGGACGCTCGTTGCGAAAACAACGAAAGCGGGCGGAAGCATGGCTGGGAAGATAGTAACGATTTACGGAACCGACATTAGGGGAACTGCAATTTCAGAAGAAATTACCTGTGGTGATGACACCGCAGCGGGAGGCACAAAAGCATTCAAGACTGTTTCGTCAATCGTTATTCCGACTAGGGTAACAGCAGGAGACACAATTTCGATCGGCATAGGCGACAAACTGGGTCTGGAAATGATTCCCTACATAGCGGTCGCAATTTCAGCGCATCATGGAGCAACACTGGAGGGTACACTTCCAACGATTACAAAAGGGGCATCCATTGACCTGTGCTTAGCGGATTTCAATAGCGCCTGCGGGGCGGATCACGACCAACACGTTGTGTACTATACGGCTGACAGACCGACGAGATTGAGCAGGACAAGCTAAGTAGTGTTATAGTTTAGTTGTGCCAAGCGGTTCCTCTGAAACGCGGGCACGTAAAATATACAAAAAAATTAAAGAGGGAGGTGAAAAATATGGCATTACCTAGAAGTTTGGGTGCTAGAGAATATGGTAAATTCCGTCCTACAAGGCACGGAGAGGTAGCTGTTGGCGTGACCAACGAGGATGAGGCTGACCCCATTACGTTGAACGTTACCGCCAGCGGTGATACCGAAATTATCCCTACCCCTGGGGCGGGCGAGAACATTGTTGTCAAAGGATTCCATTTCAGCAACGCCGGTGCTTCAAAAATTACAGTTTCCCTGAAGGCAGGGTCGGGCGGGCAAGAGAAGTTTTCTACCTGCTTGGTTGCGGATGGCGGGAGCTTCGACAAAAACCTGATAGGCAGGTATTGGAGACTTCCCCTCAACAAATCCCTTGTGGTTGTGTTGAGCGGTGCGGGAGACGTGCTTGTTACGATAGAGACAGAAGGCGGGACAGAGCCAGCCCAAGAAGCTGCAACCCTGACCGACGCATTAGTAATTACCGAGGCATTAGCCACGGAAACAGGTAAGCAAGTAACTGATGCTCAAAGCATTGCGGTAGCTCTTACAAAGAAAGCTGCTGGTGCAGGAAAGAGCGAAGCCCTGCCGATTGCGGAGCAGTTAGCGAACGTGACTACCCTGACGTTGAGCGACACCTTGAGCATTGCGGAAAGTGAAATTGAGGAGGCAGGGGTTAGCGGATTAGCTGACTCGATTGCTATTGTGGAGTCACTTGATACAATAGAAGTAGGCAAGAACTTTTCTGAGTCCGTTGGTATCAACGAGGCGGAAGTGATTGTTCATACGCCAGGTTAAAAAAGAGGGAGGTGAAAAATCATGAAAATCAGAGTATTACTTGGCTCTATCAAGCTTGATGATACCGTTTATGCCAAGGGTCAAACTTTGGAATTGGACGACACGCAAGCAAAAGCGATAATCCGAGAAGGGGTAGCCGAAGAAGTGCAACTACTTGCACCGGCGGAAGAACCCAAGAAGGAAGAGACCCCTGTTGAGGAAAAAGCCGACGAGAAGCCCAAGGAAGCACCCGAAAACACGGTTAGTGCCGAACCTTCATTGGATTGGACACGCAGAGAGTTAGTGGCTCACGCTACCAGTCTTGGAATTGAGGACGCCGACAAACTGGGAGCTAAAGAAAAGATTTTAGAGGCAATCCAAGCAAAGGGGGTGAAAACAGCATGAGTATTAAACTGACAAAAACTATTGATGGCAAAAAGGTCGAGCTCGACTTGATTTTTCTTAACGGAAAGTCTGTCGTGCGAGATAGCAACCTCAAGGAATTAGAAAAAAAAGGAGTAACCAAGTCTGTTTTGAAAAAAGCGGGATTTGACGTTGAGGCGGATGAATTGAAGAAGGTTTGACAACACCGCTTTCATTTGACCCCAAAAGGGTAAATTTCATTATGGAAAGGAGGTGAAAAAAATATGAATGCAGGACTAAATATAGTAGGACACGGACGGGCAGTCCTTCGGGACGAGGCGGGAAAAATCAAGGAGCTTCGTGAGTTCGACAACGTCTTTACCGACGTAGGAGACGCCCACGTAGCAGACCAGATGGCTTCGATTCCAGGTGAGGGAGCAATGTCTGATATGTCTATTGGAACAGTGACTACTACTTTGACCGCAGGCGACACGCAACTCGGAGGAGAACTGGATAGAAATACCCTAACTTCCTTCACGCAGGGCGCAGGAGGCGACGACAACAAAGTGGTTTACGTAGGAGACTGGGCAGCTGCAGATGGTACTGGTGCTATTACAGAAGCAGGTATCTTCAACAGCCACACAGCTGACTCTGGAACAATGTTATGTGCGCAGACGTTCTCGGTCATCAACAAAGGAGCGAGTGATACTTTACAAATCACGTGGACAGTAACCTTCGGTTGAGGACTTGAATAGTGTCGTTTGGGTATGTTATAATTAGGTTATGAAACCCAAGTGGCATTGGATGAATCAACCAAGAGTCAAATATCAAGAAGCTCTTAGAGGAATGTCTAAGGGCTGGGGAAAAAAGCCAAGAACTGGAAAAACATTAAAATGTTCTATTTGTAACAGAGATTTTTACCTGAGACCATCTCTTATCAAAAGAGCCAAAAAAAACTATTGTTCAAAAAGATGTTTTAATGAATCTAAGAAAGGCTCAATTCCAAAGAACATTAAAATAGCTCAAAAGAATAGCCCGATAAAATCTGGCAAGGAAAATATTAATTGGAAGGGTGGAATTACACCTTACCCAAAAGAATGGACAGGCTCTTTGCATTACAGGGTTTGGGTAAGGGATAAAAACGCTTGCCAGAAATGCGGTAAAGTCGGGGTAAAAAGAACAGACCTTATTGTTCACCACAAAGACTTTATCAAGGAGAATTGTGGGATTGGCAATCTAGTTCTCCTTTGCAGGTCTTGCCATATGAGGGTTCACTGGCAAGCCAATAAAGGAATACCAGGGTTGAAAAAATTTAATAGGATTCTTTTAAGAGCTTCTTGATAGACTAAGGCTACCTGGACGGTAACCTTTGGTTAAAATTGAAATCTAATCGAACATAAAGAACGACTGTATCTTAGTCGTTGGAGCGGAGCGGGTGGGAATTGAAATTTACATCAAAAATTGTTACTATGGTTTTAGGGGTTTCTTATGGACAAAATCAGCATACTCGTAGCGATTACCCACACCGGCGACGTTGTTGCCGGTCTTGAGTCCAAGCTTTCGAAATGGATTTACGAAAGCCCTAACCCCGCGGAGCTTCACTTCTCGCAGATCAACCCGACGTATTCAAACCGGAACACGGTTGTTAAGTACTTCCTTGAAAAAACTGCTCATACGCATCTTCTTTTCATCGACTCCGACACGGTTCCCTTCGACAATCCCCTTCCGATGGCGGAGCTGGGGCTGGACATCGTCGGCGGAGTGTATCCCATGTGGCGGATAGACCATTACGAGTGGCTTGCCATGCTTCATCAGCCGGACGGGCACTACAAAATGCTTCCGGCGGACAACCGGAAGGGACTCGTCGAGTGTGACGGGATAGGCGCGGGGTGCATGATGATCAAACGTGAAGTCCTGAAATCGCTCACAGCGCCCTTTGTTGACAAGGTGCGGGAGGACGGTCGGCGGGAAATCGGGCACGACTACTACTTCTGCGAGCGCGCGAAGGCTCTGGGGTACAAGGTTTTCGCGGATTGGGAAGTACTCTGCGACCACGTCAAGCAGGTGCCACTCATCGCCATCGTACAAGCCCTAAAGCGCAGTTTTGACGAGGGCGTGAAGGTGGGGCTTGACAAGGCAAAAGAAAACTCGGTAGTATAAGATGATGTGGAGCGGTGGGGGCAAAATGCCCCTGCTGCGACACGGTAGCACCCGAGGTGTTACCACAGGAAGTTAAAGGAGGAAATTTAATGGAGACATTTACACAAGATTTTCTTGCGTGCAATAAGTTGCATAATTCTGTGCTCTGTCTTTTTGATGGCAGGGCTTTTTTTATGGAGTAACCTATGGCAGCAATAGAGCTTTACCAGACCCTTCTTTTCAACGACGCAGACCTTGAGGCGTACTGGCGGTTTGAGGGGAATTCCAACGACTCAAAGGACTCGGCGAACGGCTCGGATACCAGCATCACCTATGGGAACGACTATGGGAAGTTTACTCAGGGTGCTCTTTTCAACGGCTCCACCTCAAAAATCGTCGTTGCCGACTGCGCTGCCGTTTCCCCGACAGGGGACTTCACGCTGAACATCTGGGGGAAGTGGACAAACCTACCCCCTGGAGGGGACGAATACTTCGACGCCCTGTTTTTGAAAGCCTCCGCATGGGCGACCAACTGGTCGTATTCATTCATGTTCGCAGCGGGCGATCTGTGGATATATCTATCTTCTAATGGGGGCGAGCCGACAAGCAAATATGTAAGCTACACGTTCAGCACGGGGACGTGGTACATGCTTACCGTGGTCTACGACGCCTCAGCGGGGAGCGCAAAGTTCTTCGTGAACGGATATCAGATAGGAACGACGCAGACAGGTCTTCCCACGAGCATTTACGACTCGAGCGTAGACCTCATTATCGGGCACAATTATACCGACCCGATCTATGTCTACGGGATGGACGGAAGCTTCGACGACGCAGCGATATTCCACAGAACCCTTTCAGACCAAGAGGTGGAAGACCTATACGAAGGGACGGGACCACAAGCGCTTACAAAAGCGCTTTCGGATTCAATAAGCTTTTCTGAATCTTTGTCCTCGGAAATTGGGTGGGGAAAGGAACTCGCCGAGGAAGACCAGACCGAGCCCTTCATGATTGACTTTATGGAGTTCGCCACGGACGGCGACGCGCAGGCAAAGTACATAACCGATTCTGCCCCTAACCTTCAGTCCTATTCCGAGCCGACGATAAAAACGCAAGGGTCGTACGCGCTCAAGGGGGTGGCAAACACGAGCGCCCTGAACAAAGTTCTCCAAAGGACGTTCGCCGGAATTACTCTGACCGACTACGGGAGTAACCCCATCATGTCCGCAGCTGAGCCTTCACTTATCATGGACGGGGAGCAGTGCGACCTGTGGCACGCGTGGTGGAACGTGGGGGACACGAGGATCAGCGACCTTTTTTACAAGTACGCAACCAACGCTGGGCTCGACAATTGGGCTTCGGGCGGAGACCGCATCCTCAATAACGTCGTTTACCCCTGCGTCATAAAGGTTGGCTCGACGTACTACCTATTCGCGAACCTGGTGGGAGACCCCGGAGAGAGGGTTCACTTGTGGCAGAGCACCAACAAAACGACGTGGAACATAATGAACGGCGGAGACCCAGTGTTCGACAACAGCGGGCTGGCTACCGACGACCCATTCAGGTATGTCTGGAACGTGCACGTCGTGGTGGTGGATGGGATTTGGCACATGCTTCTCGAGGCGGGAAGCCAAGCAGACCAGAGCGACGTCGCGCTCCGGTACGCGTGGTCAACGCTCGACGAGCTCGACTGGTTCGCTCACAGGAGCGAGAACGCCGTCCTCCCTTCCGGCGGAAATCCGCACCTGCACCACGTCCCCAACAGGAACGCG